CAAGAGTTGGCGGTGGTACTTACGAACTAGAACAAGACTCTAGTGGTAATTACAATTTAAAATCAGTAGGCTTTAAACAAGTAAATAAATTAAATTTACCTGATTTAAAATCTAGTGCTACTACAGACGTAGCTAAGACAACTAAAGATGCTACTGAAGCTACTATTAAAGCACAGACTACAGAAGTATTTAAACCTACTAATGTTTATCAAGGTAGCGATGGTGGTGGAAGTGATGGGCAACAAGATACATCTACACCTATGCTTAAGAATGCAGAAGTAAATGAAGCTTCAGTTAGAAGTGCTGGTGACCCTATGACTAATATTGCATCACAGCAAACTAAGGATATAGCAGCTGGACAAACTAAAGCAAATCAAGCAGCACCACAAGAAAGTATTGGTGCTACAGATTCTATACAACCACAATATCAAGATGGAATTTTACGTGGTCAAACTGGTGTTAAATATAGTAAGCCACCTAGTATAAAATCAAGAGCTACATCAGCAGTACAAGATACTGTATCAGGTGTAGTAAACTCTGTTAAAAATAATAAAGCACTTAAAATGGCTGGTAGTGTGTTAGGTTTTGCAGCTAATCCAATTATGGGTGGTGTTAAAATGGTAGCAGGTATGTTGCCTAAAGAAACAGCTGTACAAAAAGTAAACAAAGGATACTTTAATACTAACGAAGGTAGCCAAAGAATATCTGGTAATGCTGCAACAGATTTATATGCAGGTATGAATAGAAATTCAGACTTTGGCAATTTAGAAAATGCTGGTAATAAAAGAATAGCTACTAGAGAAGCAACAATTTCAAGACGTGAAAAATCTGATAAACCTATGTCTGATAAATTTAAATCAGATACTGCAAATATGAAAACACAAGCTGCATCTTATAAACAAGCAAAACAAACTGCAACTGATACAAGCCCAGGAGCAACTGGTGGAGAAGGTGGAAGTAGCGGTTCAGATAGCGGAAGAGTTATATGCACAGATCTACACAGAACAGGAGAATTATCTACTAGAGATTGGGTAAGAGATACAAAATTTACATTCAAAACATTATCTAAAACACACGTTAAAGGTTACTTACTTTGGGCAGAACCAACTGTAAAACATATGCAAAAGTATCCTAGATATAGAAAGATGTGGAAACACATTGCACAACACAGAGCAAATGATATTGCATGGAGATTGAACGAAGGTAAGTTTGATTTACTTGGAAGAATATATGCAGGTATAGGTGAACCCGTATGTTGGGCATTAGGTAACTTTGTAAGTGACAAACAAATTAGTAAATATAATTTAACACATTGGAGAAGAGCATAATGGCAATAGGACCAGGCGGTGAAGTTACAACAACAGGCTTAATGAATAAATCAAGTGCAATAGCTAAAGCACCTGATATGTCTAACTTAAAACCACCAGCTCAACCACAAGAGAAAACAGCTCCAGCAGCAGCCCCAAAACCAATGGTACAAAAACCAGAAATAAAAGATCCTGCAATGATAGCTAAATTAGAAAGTCTATCATCTGAAGAAAAACAACAATTAGATATGGTGTTATCGCCAAGTCTATCACAGATTTTAACAAAGATTGTACCTGAAGCTAGTGACGTAATATCGCAGTTTACTTCTACGGAAGAAAACGTTATACTACCAGTATCAGTCGTAAAGAATTTTGCTAAGAAAAAATATCCTAGCAGTACAGAACAAGAATCCATTCAAGGATTCGTAACAGAATTATCTGAGTCACAATCAGATGATAATAATAATGTGCCACCTGAGAATACACAAATGTCTAACCCTAACAGTATGATGGCTAAAGAACCTGATACTGCTATTGATCCAGAAACAGATTCAATAGATAATGGTGAGACAGAACTAGTATAATCTCAGCCCACAAATTATGGAAGTGAGCTACCCTTAACCATAAGGCACTCAACCTAAAAGGAAAAATAATGGAAGAGAACGAAAACTTAGCTGAAGTTTCAAACGAAACAGAAGTTAAACAAGAGACTAAACTATTTAATAAACCATCTAGTAAATCAATGTATCAGAAACATAGAGATGACGAAAGTGATCCCGAAACTGAGGCATTTGCTAAAGGTGAATTAAATAAATTTAATCAAGATAAAGCAGAAGCAGCAACCGTTCAAAAGGACACAGAAACATCTGAAGAAATTGCAAGCTCGGATACCGATGCTACTCCTTCAACTGAACGCCCTGAAAATGCAGAAGATCGTGTTTTTAAGAAACGTTATGACGATTTAAAAAAACACTATGATTCTACTTTGTTTAAGCACAAAGATGAAGTTAGAACTTTAAGAACGCAATTGGAAACGTCTACTAAAGACTTTGTTCCACCTAAATCCAAGGATGAATTAGAAGCTTGGAGACAGGAGTATCCTGATGTTTATGATATGGTTGAAACTATAGCTATGACAAAGGCTGATACTAGAGCAAAAGAGATGGAGGAGAAATACCAAAATCTGCAAGCTCAACAGGAACAAGTTAGTAAAGAGAAAGCAGAAGTAGAATTGTTAAGAGTACATCCTGACTTTACTGAGATTCGTAAGAAAGATGAATTTCATGAGTGGGCTAGTAAGCAAGATCCAGTTATTCAAAGTTGGTTGTATGAGAATACATCTAATGCACAATTAGCTGGGAGAGCAATCGATCTTTATAAGATGGATAAAGGTACTAGTACACTTAATAAGAAACAGGGAACAGCTGTTAAGAAAGAAGCAGCTAAGGCTATAACAAAAACTAGTAAAGCTACAGAATCAGATATTCCCACAAAGAAAATCTGGTCTAACTCTGAGATTGGTAAGATGGATAGAAGAACGTTTGCAAAGTTTGAAGCTGAAATCGATGAAGCATCAAGAGAAGGTAGGATTCAACCTTAAACTAACAACTATAACCACAGGCAAACATTATGGCAACAATGGGAAAAGCAACTGGCTATCAGAATTTACCATCAGGTAACTGGGCACCAGCAATTTATAGTCAAAAGGTTCAAAAATTTTTCAGAAGAGCATCAGTTGTAGAAGATATTACAAACACTGATTATGCTGGAGAAATTGAAAATTTTGGCGACACAGTAAATATAATCAAAGAACCTTCAATTACAGTGAACGACTACGCTAGAGGTCAAACAGTAAACACAGAAACACTTGCAGACGATCAAATTCAATTGACTGTCGACCAAGGTTCGTACTTTGCGTTTAAAGTAGATGACATCGAAGAAAGACAATCACATGTAAACTTTGAAGCTCTTGCAACTTCTTCAGGTGCTTATGCACTTAAAAAGAACTACGACTTTAATGTATTAAAAGCAATATACGCTGGAGCAAGTACTTCAGTAGGTAATACAGGAACAGACGGTACACCTATTGATGGTGATGCAGCAGTTGACACATTAACAGATATTATGTCAGCAGCTAAAACAGTTCTTGATGGTAACGATGTACCAGAAGAAAATAGATGGTTCGTTGCACCACCAGCTTTCTATCAACAACTTAGAAAAGCAGGTGCTAAAGTCGTTGATCAATCTGTTATGGCAGACGGATCAGCTTCAGCTATGAGAAATGGTATGATTACAGATAGACCTTTATTTGGTTTTAAAATGTATACTACTAATTCAATAGCTGTATCAAGCGGATCAGCAGCGAATAAAACATTTGGATCAGCAGGCTCTAACGAGTACGCTTTCCTTTATGGTCACCAAGGTGCAGTAGCAACTGCAAACCATATTGCGAAAACGGAACTTATCAGAGATCCTGATTCATTTTCAGACATAGTTAGAGGATTACACGTTTTTGGAAGAAAAGTTCTAAGAACAGAAGCAGTATTCTCTGGCGTAATAACAATAGGTTAATCATAGATAGGAGAAATATATTATGGCAACTTTCGATAAAACAGGAGTTGGTGGTACTACAGGGCATCCGTCTAATGGTAGAACACCTTACTTAGTAGAAAATACAATTGACGTAGATACGTTTAACCCAGCATCAGGAGATATCATTCAAGCACTTGATATCCCTGCAGAAACACTTATTATGCAAGCAGGAATTGAAGTAATTACTGCGTTATCAAGTTCAGTTACTATGGACTTAGGTATAACAGGTGGAGACGTTGACAACTTTGTTGATGGTGATGGTAATGGTACAGGATACAGTGTGCTTACAGCGACAGCTAATCTTGTTGTTGCTAGTGCAGATACTCTTGACATATTAACAGGTGGAGCACAATCCACTGTTGGTCTAATTAGAGTATGGGCAGTACTATGTGATGTATCAGGTATTGATGAGACAGATCATAACTAGTAGATAGATAGACAACTTAAGGGGGGGTATTTGTATCCCCCTTTAATTAAAAACCCTCCATATAAAAATAATATAAATATAGGAAATAGTATGACTACTAAAGAAATAATAAAAAAACCTAAAAAATATTCTGGGGTTACACATAATATGTTAACTAAATCTTATATAAATGGAAGAGCTACTAACTCAGGGCAAAAAACTACTTTATTAAATGGTGGCATAGACTTAAATACTAAGAATAGAATACAAAATTTAGAAGACAAAGTTGAAGAACAATCTAACAAATTAGATAAAATAACTTCAATGCTTCATGCAATATCAGAAAAGACATCAGCTTCTTGAAATAATTTCTGAATACAAATCTGACCATACTGCATTAAAAAAGCAGATTGATGATTTAAAACAGCAATTAGATGAAGCACAGTCTAGGATTAAAAGATTATTAATCAGATGTGAACAGTTTGCAGAAGATAACAATACAACAGAGTAATAAACAATGTCAACAACTTACCTAGTATTATCCAACAGAGTACTTAGAGAATTAAATGAAGTTGAATTAACTTCGGCTAATTTTTCTAGTAGTAGGGGTATACAAACTGCTGTTAAGGATTTTATTAATAAATCTGTTCATGATGTTTACAATGAAAGTGTAGAGATACCTTTACTGCACGCAACAACGACTCAAATTACTCACACTGGAGACGGTGAATATGCATTCCCATCGGATATGCGTAGAGTGGATTTTGAGTCTTTTTTTTTAAAGCCAAATGAATTACTTACTAATGGTGAGTTTACTTCTAATATAACTAGTTGGACTACAATAGCAGGTTCAGGAAGTGCAGCTTATAATAGTGGTGGAAATGGTAGACTAAGATTAAATGATTATGCAGCACATCAATCATTTTCAACTGTAGTAAATAAAACTTATAAACTACAAGTAAGAGTATTAGATTCAAATGGTACAGGTGCTTCTTTAAAAGTACAAGTAGGAACAGCTGCAGAAGGAACACAGAATTTAAACACAACAGTAAAAGTAACTGATTTTAATGCAGGTGAAATATTAGATGTAGAATTTACTGCTACTGCACAGACAACATTTGTTACACTAAACAATACAACTACAGCTACTAACCTAGATGTAGATTATGTAAGAATATCAAGATCAGAAATAGCAACTAGAAAGTTAAGCTTTGTATCTTATGATGATTACATGCAAAGATTTAAAGAACAAGATTCACAAAATAACAGTGGTCATTATGGCACACCACAATATGTATATAGAAAACCAGACTATACATCATTTGGATTAACTCCAATACCTGATAAAAATGATTATCTAATTAGTTATGAGTACTATCAAACTCATACAGACTTATCAGCACATGGAGATCTAATGACATTACCTGATAGGTTTGGTCCATTAATTGTAGATAGATCTAAGTACTATACATACATGCTAAGATCTGATCCAGATCATGCAAATTTATCTAATAGAGATTATCAAAGAAAACTAAGTTTATTAAAAACTGATTACAATTCTAGATCTGATTACATGAAAGATACTAGATTGTCAAACGGCAACTCAAAATTAGCAATAGTATAATATGGCAGATACTTCTTTACTAAAACCTTTTAGTGCAACTTGTGGTGGAGGCTTAGTCTTAAACAAAGATGTTTATGATATGGCACCAGGAGAAGCATTACAATTGGTAAATTTTGAACCATCAACAGAAGGTGGCTATAGAAGACTTAGTGGTACTACAAAATATAATTCAACAATAGTACCTCAAGTATCTTCTGGTAATGAAAGATTACAAATGTCTGCAATCTTTAATGACAAGATAGTTGCAGGTAGAGGTGGTACAGTATCTTATGGTGATACAAGTGGATCATGGACATCCCTAGCAACTAGTTTAGGTACAGCACATACATATGATTTTGATAAATTTAACTTTAGTGGTACTAGTAAACTTATAGTTGCAACAGGAGAAGCCGCAGCATTTACAGTAAATACAAGTTTTGCAGTAGATGTTATAAATGCAACAGGTGGAGGCACTGCCCCTACTAATCCTAAATTTGTTAAGACTTTTGCCAATCATGTATTTTATGGTGGTATGTCTAACTCTACACATAGCATAATATTTTCAGTACCTTTTTCAGAAGATAACTTTACTTCTGGTAGTGGTGCAGGTGAAATAAAAGTTGGTGATGTTGTTACAGGATTAAAAGTATTTAGAGATGAATTATTTATATTTTGTCAAAGAAAAATATATAAACTTAGAGGTACTACTTCTTCTACATTTGCATTAGCTGAGGTTGCTAAAAACGTAGGTACAATTGCACCACATTCTATTCAAGAGTTAGGTGGAGATTTAATATTTTTAGCTGCAGATGGTTTAAGAACTGTTGCAGGTACAGAAAGAATTGGTGACGTAGAACTTGGTACTATTTCAAAACAAGTACAAGAAAGAATTAATGAGATTACATATGACAATGTTGTTGCAACAGTAGTTAGAAACAAATCTCAATACAGATTATTTTATCCTAAAGATGCAGGATTAGAAGTAAGTCAAAAAGGTTTACTAGCAGTAATTAAAACAAATCCAAATACAGGACAACTAGGATTTGAATACTGTGATATAAAAGGTTTAAAAGTTTCATGCTGTGATTCTGATTACATTGACAATATAGAAACAATTATTCATGGTGGATATGATGGATTTGTATATTTACAAGAATCAGGAAATTTCTTCAC